CACCGTTGAGCCTTTCACATCTGCCACCATCGTGGACAGCTTGAAAGGTTTGTTTGTGCCTCAAGAAGCTATCGGCGAACAGTACCGTAAAGGTCTGATGGGTCGTGACTCTGGTGGTATGAACTGGAAAATGGACCAGAACGTTGTTAGCCAAACCTTTGGCAACTACAACGGCACTGCAACCATCAACACTTCTACCGACACTGGTATCTTGACCTCTGGTTGGGCTTCTAGCTCTGTGTTGACCTTGACTAAATCGGGTACGTTCACTCCTAACGTTGGCGACACTTTCACTATCGCTAACGTCTATGCAGTTAACCCCCAAAACCGTCAAGCCTACGGTAGCAACAAACTGCGTAACTTCGTGGTGAAAGCTATCTCTGGTAACAGCGTGACCGTGTCTCCTGCTGTGATCTCTGCTGGTCAATTCCAGAACGTGAGCATTACATCGGCTGGCGCTTCTGCTGTGACTCCTTTTAATAATACTGGGGTAGTAAGTCCTCAGAATATTATTATGCACCGTAATGCTTTTACATTAGCAGTTGCAGACCTCGAGTTACCCGAAGGTGTACATTTTGCTGGTCGTGCTAGTGATAAAGAAATCGGTTTGTCCATGCGTGTAGTACGTCAATATACAATTAATAACGATAGTATTCCTACTCGTTTGGATGTGTTATACGGATGGGCTCCTTTGTACCCCGAACTCGCTTGCCGTGTTGCAGCCTAATCTTCATTAAGGAGTAAATAATCATGGCTTTGACCCCCACCACCTACACCAACAACGGCCCTGCCGTTACAACCAGCCCTCACTATCTGATCGATGGTGACAGCACAGACGGAACGGCTATCGCCCCTAACGGTGGCCCAGTTTCGTTCTTTGGCGTGACTGCTACAACACAGCCTACCGCTGCTGTTAACACCACTACCACTGCTGCTGGTTCTACTACCGCTGTGTACACCAACACCACCTTCCCAGGTGCTACTGGTTCGACAGCCTATTCAATCGGCGACATTGTTTCCGCATTGAAAGCTCTTGGTCTTATCAAGGCTTAATTCAGCAAAAAACTGAGCAGGAAACGCCCTTTATTGGGCGTTTTTTGTATAATCACTTTGTCTTTCTGAAAGGACGCAAAATGTCATCTACGACCGTGACTCGTGGCAATGCCCATGAGACTTTCTACATCACTCCCACTCTTAGCAACGCATCCAATACTTTGGCTGCCAACACTACCACCGCTGTGACTTACACAGTGCCTGGCTTGTTGACAACCGACTTGGTGTTTGTCCAAGGTGTGTCTGGCACACAAACCGCTGGTGTTGTGATTGCTGAAGCTGATTGCACTGCTGCTAACACTTTGCAAATCCAGTTTGGCAACTTGACATCAAACGCTTCTCTTGTGCCTGCTAGTGGCCAATACATCATCCAGATTACCCGTCTGGAAGGCCCTGCACCTGTGACTGCGGTCTAATCATGGCTGGCTCAACCGTACAACGCAATTCGGGTCAAACCGTTGCGTTATCTGTGACCAACACTGCACACTCTGCTGTTCAGATCGTTGGTAACTACACTAACGACCAAGTAAACTTTGCTTCATTCCTCAATACGGGCGCTGCTCCTATTGCGGTGAAGTTTGGTACAACTTCAAGCGTTGGTGCTCCTACGTTTCCCTCAGACGGAACGAATGGAGACTACGTATTGCCTGCTGGCATGACTTCACCTTTGATCTTGGCAACCCCGCAAGCGCCCTTTTACATGACTGCGCTCAGTAATTCGGCTACCGCTGGTTTGCTGTACGTCACTCCTGTGGCAGATCAATCCTAAGAGGCTTAAATGGCTGACCCCGCAAAAGTAAACGACCAGAATATCTTGCCTGTACAGGCGTTATTCAATCTTGACAACTCATTCAATACGTTTATCGGGCAGGGTCAGCCCTTTTACGCTACTGTTAACCCGCAACAATCGGGCTTGCAGATTACCAATAGCACGATTGACAGCACGACAATCGGCGCTAATACCCCGTCTACTGGGGTTTTTACCAATATTCAGACAACAACAGGGCAGATTTCTACTGCGCCTTCAAATAACATTGATATTGTCAATAAAGCCTACGTTGACGCTATCGCCCAAGGCTTAAACCCTAAAGCGGCTGTTAAATGCGCTACGACTGCAAACATCACGCTGTCTGGTTTGCAGACCATTGACACTTATTCGGTGCAAGTTGGCGACCGAGTATTGGTAAAAAATCAGACTAACGCACCTGATAACGGCATTTATGTTGCGGCATCGGGCGCATGGGTTCGATCAACCGACATGGATATTTGGGCAGAAGTGCCTGGCGCATATACCGTTGCTTTATACGGCTCTGTCAACGCCAATACAAGTTGGGTGTCCACTTCGGCTGATACTGGAACAATTAACGTCACTCCAATTACGTTTGTTCAGTTTTCAGGCGTAAACACTTATTACGCTGGCACAGGGCTAACCCTTGCGTCAAACACTTTCAGCATCACAAACACAGGCGTGACCGCTTCGACCTATGGTTCAGCGTCTAGCGTTCCTGTTTTGGCGATCAATGCACAAGGTCAAGTAACAAGCGCAACACCTACCTTGATTGCCATTGCTGCCTCGCAAATCACATCAGGAACTATCGCTAGTTCATTGATTTCAGGCTCTTACACAGGCATTACAGGCGTTGGAACACTCACAGTAGGCACATGGAACGCCAACACCATTGGCGTGGCTTATGGTGGCACAGGCGCAACTTCCTTAACTGGATACGTTAAGGGAACTGGCACAAACTCTTTGACAGGGGTGACTTCCATTCCAAATACAGATATTTCTGGTTTGGGAACAATGTCAACCCAAAACGCCAACTCCGTGGCGATTACTGGCGGTTCTGCGGCTGTTTCTACGCTTAAAACGCTTGGGTTGACAGGTTATCTCTATGGAAACGACACAGGGGCTGTTACCGCCTCTACAACCATTCCTACAAGCGCCATTTCTGGCAATTTTGTCAGCACATTTTCTGCTGGTACAACTGGTTTAACACCAAACACAAACACCGCTGGTGTAGTCACTTTGGGTGGAACATTGAATGTCGCTAACGGCGGTACAGGTGTTACTTCTTCAAGTGGTGCTAATTCTGTTGTTTTGCGTGATGCCAATGGAAATATTTTTACCAATTGTTTGTTTGAGGGCTATTTATCCCAAGCTGCAAGCGGTACAACAATTGTTTTGACTGCATCATCTGCTCAGAATTTTGTTATTACTGGTTCTGGTGGTCAAACCATTAAATTGCCCAATGCAACGACATTGCCCGCTGGCGCAATTTTTACTTTTAACAACAACCAAACATCTGGTTCAATTATTGTTCAAAATAATTCATCAACAACCGTTGCCACAATAAATTCTGGTGGTTATGTTGCTGTTGTTTTGACGGATAACTCAATTGCCGCTGGCTCTTGGGATAGGCACGACCAAACGCCTTCCAACACATCTTGGTCTACAAATACTTTAGACTATCCTGGCTCTATCACTAGCGCCACATGGAACGGTAATACCATTGCTATTAGCAAAGGCGGTACAAATGGAACGGCTACTCCTACTGCTGGTGCTATTGCCTACGGCACTGGTACTGCTTACGCATTTACTGCTGCTGGCTCTACTGGACAAGTCTTAACCTCAAACGGTTCAGGTGTTCCTACATGGAGTAGCGCAGGCACATCTATTACGTTAAGTGACGATACAACCACTAACGCCACTCGTTACCCACTGTTTGCTGCGGCAACATCGGGGACTGTATCAACTGAGTACACAAGCTCCACCAAGTACCAGTACAACCCTTCCACTGGTGTATTAACAGCCACAGGGTTTAGCGGTTCAGGCGCTTCTTTGACAAGCCTGACCGCTGGTAACTTGACAGGCACAATTCCTAGTGGCGTTTTGGGCAACTCTACGGTTTACATTGGCACAACAGCTATTGCGCTTAATCGAGCAAGCGCCAGCCAAACCCTAACAGGTACAAGTATTGACGGTAATGCTGGAACGGCGACCACAGCCACCACAGCGACTAACGCTACAAACGTAGCAATTACTGATGACACTAGCACAAACGCTAATTTTTACCCCACTTTTGTAAGCACATCGTCAAGCAATCAGGCGGTAGAAACATCGTCTACAAAATTAAAATACAACCCAAGCACAGGCACATTAACTTCAACGATTGTTCAGTCTGGCACACAAGCTAACTACATTCAATCCACAGGTGCGGCGACAACTTTTGAGCCAACAATTACAGCGGCAGGTAGCGATACAAACGTAGCTTTGGCGATTAAAACGCAAGGCACAGGCGCTATTGACCTAGCTGCTGGTTCTAGTGGTGTGAATATTAGTAACGGTGGTACTGTTACGGCGATTACAAGGACTGCACAAGGTAATGGTTACACTTCTGCGCCAGCTATTACAGTTTCTGCGCCAACTACGGCTGGAGGCGTACAAGCAACTGTAACTGGTTATATTTGGATTAACTCGGTAACTTTGGCATCTGGTGGAACTGGATATTCAGTCAATGATGTCTTGACAGTATCTGGTGGGTCATATGTAACAAACCCTTTAAAAATTACTGTTACTGGTGTTTCTGGTGGAGTAATTACAACATTTACATTTGTTTCTTTTGATTTATACAATACTGCGCCATCAAATCCTGTATCCGTTACTGGCGGCACAGGTTCTGGGGCTACGTTTACATTAAATTTTACAAACAGTTCAACTTACACCATTACCAACGCAGGTAGCGGCTATGTAGAACAACCAACAGTCTCATTCTCGGGCGGTGGTAGTTCTGGTGCTGCTGCTTATGCTACTGTGGGGTCTTTACCTAAGATTACAGGTTTGGCTTCCCTTGATGTTTATACACAAGGTGGTCAATCATTTAGATTTTTAGATGGTGGCGTAACACCAGCAAACTATTTGCAAGTACGTAGTGCGGGTACTGGCGGTTCTGCTCGTATGGACTCCGTTGGTAACGATACTAACGTGGGTATGTTCTTGTCAACAAAAGGAACAGGCTCATTTAGTTTTGCTACAAACACTTCTAGCACTCAATTCCAAATTGCCCACACAGCATCTGCTGTTAACTATGTACAAGTAACAGGCGGGGCAACTGCAACTCGCCCTTCTTTTGCGGCCACAGGAAGCGATACAAACGTAGGTATTAGCTATATTTCAAAAGGAGCTGGTCAGCACGTATTTAGTAACGGCGGCCAATATGCTCAACTTCGTGTAAACGGCGCTGTCAATGCAGTTAATTATTTACAAGTTGACGGTTCGTTGGCTAATGCTGCACCAATTTTGTCAAGCCAAGGCTCAGACGGAAACATAGACCTAACCCTAACACCAAAAGGAACAGGTGTTGTTCGTGCTCAAGGTACAGCTCTAAGTGCTGAAAACGGTATCGTATTAAACAAACAAACAGTAGCGGCTAGTGCAACAATTGCATCTGGTTATTCTGCTCATTCTGCTGGCCCTATTACTGTGGCTTCTGGTCAATCTGTAACTATTGCCAGCGGCTCACGTTGGGTTATCTTGTAAGGAAAATCATGGCACTTCAAAAATCAATTGACACAGACTTTGGAATTCCTGCGGATTATTGGAACATTGGCGCAGTCCAAGAAGATTTCAAAGGTCGTGGCACAGAAGTCACCTTTTACGGCTACGCATCCAAAGAAGCTCGTGAAGCTGGCAAGCAACCGTTGTCGGCTGGCAAAGTGCAGATTGCGGGTGACGAATACATTGCTGGCGCTGATCGTGCTGCTTTGTACGCCATCATTAAACAAAAGCCTGAGTTTGAAGGCGCAACAGATTGTTAAGGTAAATCATGTTTAACTGGAAAATCTTAGAAGTTGAAGCCACAGATGGGCTGATTACTCACGCCAAGTATTACGTTACTGCGGTGGATGGTGATTATTCTGTGGATACTGAAGGAAACTGGCGGTTTGGCGACCCTGTTTTAAACAAGCCTTACGCTGAAGTCACCGAAGAAGATGTGATTAATTGGGTAAAAGAAGATGCTACCCAACACGGTGAAAATATCATAGAATCACGCCTAGCGCAACAGCTTGCCAACATGGAAAAGAAAACCGTGTTGCCGCCTTGGGTTGCCCAGATTTACCAGCCAAATTTGGGTTAAACCATGACTCAGCCAATCGACATTATCTCCAGAGCACTAAAAGACATCGGCGCTTTAGAGGCGGGTGAAACACCTACGCCAGAAGCCACCGCAGATGCTTTTGATATGCTCAACGATATGATTGACCAGTGGTCAAACGAAGATATGATGGTTTTTTACAAAACCGA